ATCGCAATAATACTATCTCGCCTATACTCTTCCCTAACATTATATATAAGTACGCGAAAGTCTACAACGATGCGTATATTGTTGTAGAATCAAATGACCAAGGATCAGTAGTTTGTAATGGTCTATACCATGAATTAGAATATGAAAATTTACATGTTACTTCATCTATTAAGGCTTCGGGCCTTGGTATTGAAATGAACCGTAAAGTTAAACGGCTTGGCTGTTCTGCTATTAAAGATATTTTAGAAAATCATAAAATTAATATTGTTGATGAGAATACTATTCTCGAGATTTCTACATTCGAGGCAAAGGGTCAATCCTATGAAGCAGCTGATGGAAACCATGACGATTTAATGATGAATTTAGTTATGTTCGGTTATTTTGCTTCGACTCAGTACTTTGGTGATATGACGGATATTAACTTAAAGCAAATGTTATTTGAACAAAAAATGCAGGAGATTGAAGATGATATGGTACCATTTGGTTTTATTGATGATGGCTCTCAGTATATTCAACAAATAGAAGAAAAAGATCATCCTTGGGCCATTGAATATGATAGAGATTTATAAATATATAAATAATAGTGAATTGAAAACTTCAACCGTATTATGATAACATATTATTTAAAGAGGAAAAACTCATGGCACTTTTCACACCATCCGAATCTCCTGCGGTTGTCGTAAGGGAGATCGATCTGACTGGTGGCGTTCCAAACGTCCAGTCAACTACCGGCGCTATTGTCGGTAATTTTAGATGGGGTCCAGCCGAAGAACGTGTTTTGCTTGCTAATGAAGCAGAACTAGTAAATAATTTTGGATCTCCATCAGATAGTAGTAGCGTAGACTTTTTATCAGCTTCTCAATTTTTGAGATATTCTGGATCATTGCAAACTGTACGTATGGTACCTACTGGTGCGTATAATGCTGTTGCAACGAATAGAGGACAAATAGGATTTGATTCTGCAGCACTACTCAATACCCAAATTAAAAATGCTGATGCATTTGATGCTGGTTTAGCTGGTTTAGATAGTGACGGCCATACTTTTATTTCTAAGTATCCAGGAGCAATAGGAAACACATTAAGAGCTTCTATGTGTCCTGCAGATGCTACAGAATTTGCTAATTGGCCTTATAATGATTATTTTGATGCAGCTCCAGGAACTAGTTCTTTTGCATCAGGATTAGGAGCTTCAAAAGATGAAGTTCATGTTGCAGTTCTAGATATCTATGGATATTTTACTGGTACGCCTGGTTCTGTTTTAGAAACATATAACAATTTATCAGTTGGTAAAAATGCCATTAAAGATGATGGTACTAATAATTATGCAGTTGATGTAATCAATGAAAGATCAGAATTTGTTTGGATGGTTGGATTTGATTCTTCATATACTAATGCTGGAACAAACATTACTAATCTTAAAGTATTTGATTCCGCAGCGAAATGGGGTCATTATTTATTAACAGGAGCATCAAACGGTGGAGCTTTAACAGTTGGTAATTATCAAACTGGATTTGATTTGTTTGAGGATAAAGATCAAGTAGAAGTTGACTTTTTGATTTCTCCTTCAATGTCAGCCAGAACAGATCAAACAACAATTGTTAATGATCTTGTTGCAACAGCTGGTTCACTTCGTAAAGATTGCGTAGTAGTTGCTTCTCCTGCGAGATCTGATATTATCAATGTAACTTCAGATGCAACTAAAGTATCTAATACTGTTTTAACCGCCGACACCTTTACTAAGTCATCGTATCTTGTTGCAGATAACAATTTCTTGAAAGTTTATGACAAATACAATGATAAGTATTTGTTTATTCCTGCAGCATCTACTGTTGCCGGTGCAATGGCTTCAACAGATATTAATAGAGCAGCATGGTTCTCACCTGCTGGTTCACGCAGAGGCCAAATGCTTGGAATTACTTCTTTAGCATATAGCCCAACTAAAGGCCAAAGAGATACACTTTATAAAGCAGGTGTTAACCCAATTGCAAATATTCCTGGTCAAGGTGCTCTTCTTTTTGGAGACAAAACTATGCTAGGTCGACCATCAGCATTTGATAGAATTAATGTAAGACGTTTGTTCTTAATTCTAGAAAGAGCGATTGGTAGAGCTGCAGAACAAGTTATGTTTGAATTCAACGATGAGTTCACAAGAGCAGAATTTGTAAATATTGTTGAGCCAGTACTTCGCGAAGTACAAGGTAGACGTGGTATTACTGACTTCCGTGTTGTTTGTGATGAAACAAACAATACACCAGCGGTAATTGATCGTAATGAATTTAAAGCTGACATCTTCATTAAACCAGCACGTTCAATCAACTATGTAACACTAAGTTTCGTAGCTGTTCGAACTGGGGTTGATTTTGAAGAAGTCGTGGGTACGGTATAAGGAGATAAAAAATGGCAGTTTTAGGAGTCGATGACTTTAAGTCAAAACTCAGAGGTGGTGGCGCTCGTCCTAATCTATTTAAGGCGACAATTAACTACCCTGGATATGCTAACGGAGATCCAGAACTGACTAGTTTCCTTTGCGAAACCGCTCAGCTTCCTGGATCAACTATTGGCACAATTATAGTACCATTCAGAGGTCGTCAGCTAAAAATGGCTGGTGATCGTACTTTCGCACCATGGACAGTTACAATCATTAATGACACAGACTTTAATGTTCGTAACGCAATGGAGCGTTGGTCAAATGGTATGAACGCCCATTCAGCAAATACTGGTTTAACGTCACCTATTGCGTATGAAGCAGATTTGTTTATTGAGCAACTTGATAAAGATGGATCAGCATTGAAGAAATATACGCTACGAGGAGCCTTCCCAACAGAAGTCACACCGATCGATGTAAGCTATGCTTCAGTTGATGAAATCGAAAGATTTTCTGTAACCTTTGAGTTCCAGTACTTCGATACTGATACAACATCTTAATAAATAAAAAGAAAGGGACTAGTTCTGCTAGTCCCTCTTCTTCATAAGGATTTTTAAATGGCATCAAGATCTCGTTTATTTAGTAAAATAGCAAAAGATGTTGGAAGTGACGGTAATTTAACCGCTGCATCGCTTTCTTCTGATGTTAGCTTTGGTGCCACAGTTTATGATTCAACCGGTGTTTTACCATATGTTGGTAACGATACTGGTGATCAAGCATACGTAAGAAGTAATAATCGTTTTTATATCTGGGATTCATCTGGTTGGTATAATGTAGCACTCATCAATCGTGCACCAACCATTTCATCTGTATTAGATTCAGATGGTGCTTCGAGTCCATTTGCATTATCTAGTGATGGTACTGCAACTACTATTACAATTACCGCAGCCGATTCAGATGGTGACCCAATTACATATACTGCAACAACAGATGCAAACTTTAATGGTCTTGCAACTGTAACTGGATCCGGTAATGAGTTTACGATTACTCCACTTAGTCAAGATTCAGCTACTACATCATCTGGTACAATTACATTTAAAGCAACTGATGGTATTAATATTTCTTCTTCTATTAGTACATTTACATTAAATTTCATATCTCCATACTGGGACGAAACCGTATTAAGTATTGGCGCATCAAGCACTAATAGTTTAGATAATTCTACGTTTGTTGACCGGTCAACAAATGCGCATACTGTCACATCATCGGGCACTCCACTTCAGACAGCATTCCATCCTTATTTGGATAATTGGAGTGTAGATTTTGATGGGAATGATTATTTAACATTTGCTGATCAACCAGATTGGGACTTTGTAAATTCTGGTGATTTTACAGTAGATTCGTGGATATATCCTCGTTCAAATTCAAATATATCTTGGTTTGGTCAATCTGGTGGCGGTGGTAGTAGGCCAGATAAATGGGGTATATACATTAATGATACATCTGTCGGATTATCAGCAGGAACTATTGGATGGCACTTAGGAAACAACGGAAATATTCAAGGCCCATCGTTTACTCCTACTGCAAATACTTGGTACCACATTAGACTTGGTAGAGAAGGAGATGTTTGGTATTTCTTTGTTGATGGTGTATTGCTAGGAACTACAACTTCTACTATTAGACCTTCACAAGCTGCACAAACTTTGAGGGTTGGTGCAGACGGAGAAGCATACAGAATATTTAACGGATATGTATCCAATTTTAGAATTGTTAAAGGTACAAATCTATCTACTACTACTTTTGACGCTGTGACAGAAAACTTAACAGCAGTTACTAATACCGTTCTGTTAACCTGTCAATCTAATAGAGTTGTTGATAATAGTACAAATAATTATTCTGCAACTTTTGTAGGTGATCCAGAAGTTTCTGCCCTCAACCCATTCGGTCAATCAGAGTATGCGGTTGGTGAGAATAAAGGATCAACGCGATTTAATAAAACAAATTACCTAACTTATCCTCAGGATAATGCGTGGATTTTTGGTACCGATGATGTTACAATGGAAGCATGGGTTTATCCTATAGGAACACAAGGTGATCAATACACATCAACGGGTTTGATATACGGTAAAGCAACTGGAGCGGGATCATACTGGTTTAGTGAAACATTTAGAGTGTCTGCAACCCATTTATATTTTGCAACAAATAACGTTAACGGTAATCCAACTGCTTCAGTCATCACCGCGGCAAATGTAATAACTACAAATCAATGGAATCATGTTGTATTCACTCAATATACTATTGCAGGTACACGTTTTTGGAGCTTATATTGTAATGGCGATAGAGTATATCATGCAGCTACTACTGACAATATCAATGTTAGTAGCGCCGGATGGACACACCATACGGGATATTATCCTGGGAATGCCATTAGTTACGATTATAATGGATATATTTCAGATTTAAAAATATCAAAGTCAGCGTTATATACTAGCTCAAGTTATACTATTCCTACTAGTCCACTTGAAAATACTAGTGCGTATTTGTACCTCCCAATGGACAATGCAGGTATCTTTGATAAGACTGGGAATAACACATTTACATTGGTAGGTAATACCTCAACATCAACGACTCAAACTAAGTATGCTGATACTGCAATGTATTTTGATGGCACTGGTGATTACGTTCAAATTTCACAATCTGAACTTTATAATTTTGGCACCACTGACTTCACAATTGAAATGTGGATTAAACCTAATGTATCAAGCGGTTTTGGCGGCCTTTTTTCAATTGATGCCGGACCGTTTCCTTCAGTGCTAATTTATAACTCAGGTTCTAATAATATTCGAATATATCTATCAGATAGTAATACTAGCTTTGATTTAACACACGATGTAGCTATTCCATCTACCGAATGGCACCATCTTGCTTTTACAAGAAATGGGGATATTTTTAGAAGTTTTTTAAATGGATCCATAATAAATGCTACTACACTTTCTTTAGACATAAAACCTCAAAGAGCTCAAGCTCGACTCGGGTCAGGCGATAGTGGGTTACCATGGAATGGGTACATCGAAAACTTCCAGATTCTTAAAGGTGTTGCAAAGTACACCACAAACTTTACACCACCTACTCAAGAACAGGGTAGAACATATCAGGCTACTTCATAAGGTAATAAATAAAATTTTATTTAGAGATTAGAAAATGGCAGAAGCAGGAAAAGCAATTAGATTATTTGGCTTTGAAATTAAAAAAGCCGAGAGCGAAGATCCAAAGAAAAAACCTTCCATTGTTCCCGCACGGGATGACGATGGTGCAGGTTATGTTACTGCGTCTGGAATGCATTATGGACAGTATTTAAATATTGATGGTGATGATTCTAAAGATAACCATCAATTAATTATGCAATATCGTGGCGTTGCAATGCATCCTGAAGTTGATATGGCAATTGAAGAAATCGTTAATGAGGCAATTGTTATTGAAGATGATTCTAAATCAGTAGAACTTAATTTAGATAATGTAAAAATTTCAGATTCAATTAAGAAGCAAATTACTCAAGAATTTGATGATCTTTATGCCATGTTAGATTTTAATGATTATGGCCATGATATTTTTCGTAGATGGTATGTTGATGGTAGAATTTACCATCACTTAGTAGTTGATGAAAATAATCCAAAACTTGGTATTTCTGAGATTAGACCGATTGATGCATCCAAGATTCGTAAAGTCAAGCAAGTTAAAACAAAAGTTGATCAAGCGACAGGTGCAAAGATTATTGAAAAAGTTGATGAGTATTTTATCTATCAAGAAAAGCCTGGTGCAAACCAAAGCACTGGTGTAAAAATTACAGAAGATGCTGTTTCATACGTTACATCTGGTCTACTCAATGAAGACCGTAAAAAGGTTGTATCATATCTACATAAAGCATTGAAAGCAATTAATCAATTAAGAATGATGGAAGACTCACTTGTCATCTATCGTCTTGCCCGGGCCCCCGAGAGAAGAATTTTTTATATTGATGTAGGTAACTTACCAAAAGGTAAGTCTGAGCAATACATGAAAGATATTATGGCAAGATACCGTAATAAGCTTGTCTATGATGCAAAGACCGGAGAAATCCGTGATGATCGTAAGCATCAATCATTACTAGAAGATTTCTGGCTTCCGCGGAGAGAAGGCGGTAGAGGCACAGAGATTTCAACTTTACCTGGTGGTGAAAACCTAGGTCAGATTGACGATATTATTTACTTTCAGAAAAAAATGTACCGCGCATTGAATGTACCTATTAATAGACTTGAGCAAGAAGCTCAATTTTCTCTTGGTAGATCATCAGAAATTACAAGAGATGAATTAAAGTTCCAGAAGTTTATTGATAGACTTCGTCGTAGATTCGCTCATTTGTTCTTAGGCATTCTGAAAAAGCAATTAATTCTCAAAGGTATTATCACAGAAGAAGACTGGAATGATTGGAAAAATGATATCATTGTAGGATTCTCGCGAGATAATCACTTCTCTGAATTAAAAGATGCAGAAATTTTAAGAGAAAAATTACAATCTTTAGATATGATTACTAACTATGTTGGTGAATATTTCTCTAAAGAATGGGTAATGAAAAATGTCTTAATGTTTACGGATGAAGAAACTGAAGACATGAAAAAAGAGATTGATGGCGAAGAACCAACTGAACCACAAGATCAAGAGCAACCGGAACCTGAACCAGAGCCACAAGTTAATCAGGAACCACAACCACAAAAACATAGTATCGATATTAACGTAAAAGGAAATAAATGATGAGTGAAGCTGAAACCAGTACTGTACAAGACTTAATTCAAGCAGCATTGGATCAAAACTATAATCATGCAAATGAGGTATTTGGTAATCTAATGGGCCAAAGAATGACCGATGCACTAGAGCAGGAAAAAATTGCAGTTGCAAATCAAATCTACAATGGTGAAGAACCAGAAGAAGAAGTTGATTTAGACATTGATGATGAAGATTTAGAAGTAGATGAAGATGAAGAAATTGATGATGATGAAGATTTAGAAGACGAAGAATAATATAGGATATCAGGATGGCAGGATCTAAAAATAGGCGTTTTTCACGGTTTATACGTCAGATTAATACTGATTTAACCGTTAAAACTACAGGCCTTGTTGAAGAAGCTCGAGTAACAACCGATACCGTAACAACACAGGTAGAAACTGAAGTTGCTAATCTAGTTAGCTCAGCGCCGGCTGCCCTTGATACACTTGACGAGTTAGCTGCAGCATTGAACGATGACGCTAACTTTGCCACAACTGTTACAAATAGTATTGCAACGAAAGCCAATTCAGCTGATCTTGCAACAGTTGCGACATCTGGTTCATATAACGACTTATCTAGTAAGCCATCGATTCCTAGCATTAGTGGATTAGCAACTACGTCATATGTAGATACTGCAGTTGCAGGTGCTGGATCTTCAGATACTGTTGGAACAGAAACTACAAGTGGTAATACTATAACACTAGACTATTCTACTGGAAATGTATTTGATATCGATGTAGAAGGTGCTGCAAATAATAATATTATAGAATTATCTAATTCTTCTAGCATAGCTAAGTTTAAAGTTAAATTAAACGCGACGCGAGCAGTTAGTGGAGCTTACGGTGTGGTTGGCGCTGTACAACAACAAACACAAGCCTTGAGTACCGCAACAGGAAATGCCAGCTATGGATTAACATTTAGCCCAGACGGAACAAAAATGTTTGTTGGCGGATACGGGTTTAGCGGAAACCAGCTTGGCCAATTTAATTTAACAACGGCCTTTGATCCGTCAACGGTTACTAGTACTTCACCTGTTTCTATACAAGGGTATGGCAGTGCTTATTTAGCAGGATATGGGGGACATTGCTGGAATTCCAGTGGAACAAGAGCATATGTTATGATCGGAAAAAGTAGTGCTAATTATTGGGCTGCTTGGGCCATTAATTTAAACACTGCTTATGATTTTCAAGGCGGCACAAACGGTGCGGCAGGATCCGGTAGCGTTGGGGCTCGAGCGTTTGCTTGTACTTTATTTTCTAGCAATACGTTTTTAGTATATGATTACGCCGGTACAGTGTATGTTAAAAGTGGTAGTCCCGGTGGAAGTACTGTAACTAGCCGTACGTGGACTTCGATGGGGGGCACAGGGCAAGCACGTGATTTTGCGGTTTCTCCAGACGGTACAATATTAGTTGCAATTACTAGTAACGGGTATATTCAATATTTTGAATTTGCAACACCTTACGATATACAAAATATAACGTCTTTAACCTCATATGCTACGTATACTAACATGGGAGGAGTTGCATTCAACGATGATGGTACAAGATTCTTTACTGTTACTGCTGGGAATGGTACAGCGAGGACAGTATACGAATGGGAGCCAGAACTTACAATTGTAGATCCTGCAATTTCCTTTGATACTACAGGAGGAGAAACTTTTGTTGGATCAGTACCTGGATTAACGCATAATCAATCCTCTTATATGGAATTATCGACTATTGACGGAGGATCAACATATTATATAATTACTCCTAATAGCGGTGGTGGTGGCAGTGGCGGGCAAGTCCTTGCTGAGTACCATGCAGTATGTAATGGTAGTGCATTAGGTGATGCTACTACTGAAAATGTTACTGCCGCACAAAATTTAACTGATGCATATGCCGACGCGACTGGTTCTGTTATATCTGGTTTTACTGTACCTTCTGGGACAAATAAAATCATTTATCAATACAATACAATGATGAGTTGGT